CTAAATTGAAGGAATCAACATGCCCAAACCCTCGAAGTTTTTCCGCGTCGCCGTTGAAGGCGCCACCGTTGACGGCCGCACGATTGACCGCCAGTGGATCGCCGACATGGCCGCGCAGTACAGCCCCAACACATACGGTGCCCGCATCAACATCGAGCACATCCGAAGCTACTCGCCAGACAGCACTTTCAAGGCCTACGGCGACGTGACTGAGCTGAAGGCTGAAGAAGTGGAAATCAACGGCGTGAAGAAGTTGGCCCTGTTCGCCAAGATCGATGCCACCCCCGAACTGGTGGCGATGGTCAAGGCCAAACAGAAGATCTACACCAGCTGCGAAATCACACCCAAATTTGCAGACACAGGCAAGGCCTATCTGACCGGCCTAGCTGTGTGCGATGGCCCCGCCAGCCTGGGAACAGAAATGCTGGCATTCAGCGTGGCCCAGGGCGACAAAAGCCCACTGGCTGGCCGCAAGCAATCGCCCGGCAACCACTTCAGCGAAGCCACTGAAGCCGCCATCGAGTTTGAAGCCGACGCGCCCGAAGGCGTCACGCTGCTGGCCAAGGTCAAAGACATGCTGGGCCTGAGCGCCAAAAAGGCCGACGCCAACCTGGAAGACGTGCGCCAAGCCACCGAGCTGCTGGCCGCCAGCACCGCCAAGGCCGTGGACGAAGCCGCTGCCGCCAAGGCCGATGCCAAAACCACTGCCGACAAGTTTGCAACCCTGGAAGCCGCACACAAAGCCACCGCCGACGCCCTGGCCGCGTTGACCGCCAAGCTGGATACCACCCCGGCCGGTACGCCACCCGCTGGCAGCCAAAACCACGGTGCACGTCCACCCGCCACGGGCGGCACGGGCGCTGTGCTGACCGACTGCTGATCACCTCCCACCAGCACAACCACCAACGCCACCCCAATCACCCATCCCCAAGGAAGCCGCATCATGCAAAACAGTACCCGCGCCCTCTTCAAAGCCTATTTGGCCCAAGTCGCCACCCTGAATGGCGTGCCCGTTGAATCGCTCGACAAGAAATTCACCGTGGACCCCACGGTTGAACAAAAGCTGGAAACCAAAATTCAGGAGTCCAGCGACTTCCTGAGCAAGATCAACATGTACGGCGTACGCGACCAGGAGGGCGAAAAAGTCGGCCTGGGCGTGAGCGGCACCATTGCCAGCACCACCGACACCAACACCAAAGACCGCGCCACCGCCGACATGGCCGCCATCGATGCGATGCGCTACCGTTGCGAGCAAACCAACTTCGACACCCACCTGCGCTACCAGCAAATCGACGCGTGGGCCAAGTTCGCCGACTTCCAAACCCGCCTGCGCGATGCCATCTTGCGCCGCAGCGCCTTGGACCGCATTTGCATCGGCTTCAACGGCGTGAGCCGTGCAGCCACCAGCGACCGCGCTGCCCACCCCTTGCTGCAAGACGTGAACAAGGGCTGGTTGCAGGCCTACCGCGAAAAAGCCGCATCGCGCGTGCTGCCCGCTCAAGAAGTGGGCGCGGACAAAGAGTACAAAAACCTGGACGCCTTGGTGTTCGACATGATCAATAGCTTGATTGACCCTTGGCACCGCGAATCGCCCGACTTGGTCGTGATCTGTGGCCGCGAACTGGTGACAGAGAAGTACTTCCCGGTCATCAACAACGCGAACAACCAGTCCAACACCGAGCGCGTGGCGGCTGACGTGATCTTGTCCAGCCAGCGCATCGGCGGCCGCCCTGCGGTGTCGGTGCCCTATTTCCCAGCCAACGCGCTGATGGTCACCCCGCTGGCCAACCTGTCGATCTACTGGCAAGAAGGCACCCGCCGCCGCACTGTGCTGGACAACGCCAAGCGTGACCGCATCGAAAACTACGAATCGGTCAATGAAGGCTACGTGGTAGAAGACTTCGGCGCCGGTTGTGTGGCCGAAGGCATCGTGATCGCCTGATCACCCAAGCCCTGACCCCACTGGCCCCCGGCCAGTGGGCCACCGCCACCCACAGGACACACCCCATGCCCACCCCCGCACAAAAACACTTTTTGGCAAAGATGGCTGAGAAGGAAGCCGCCCAAAACGGCCCAGGCGACACCATGGCCGGTGCGACCGGCTACGAACTCATGCTGGCCAAGCTGGCCGAGGACCGCCGGCGCCTCAAAACAATTCAAAGCATCGAACTCAAAATCGAGTTCAAACGCACCGTGCTGGCCGACTACGCCGCCTACGTGGCAGGCGCCCTGGCCGGTGGCAAAGGCGCTCAAGACGATGTGCTCATGAGCGTGATGGTCTGGCACCTGGACTGCGCGGACTATGCCGAGGCCCTGCCCATTGCCCAATACGCACTGGCCCACGGCATGACCCTGCCCGATCAGTACCAGCGCACCACCGCCACCCTGATCGCCGAAGAAGTGGCCGAAACCGAGCTGCGCAAACACACCGCCGAAGAGCCGATGGAGGCGATGGCGATTTGCCAAACCATCGACCTCACGCTGGAGCACGACATGCCAGACCAAGTGCGTGCCAAGCTCTACAAAGCGGCAGGCTATGCCATGCGCGAAGAGGGCAAGCCCCAGCCCGCCGTGGAATACCTGCGCCGCGCACTCACGCTGCATGACAAGTGCGGCGTCAAGCGTGACATCGAGCTGCTGGAGCGTGCGATGAAAGCTGACCCCGGCACCACGTAGCAAAGCGAAGAAACAAAGACCGGTGATGGCAGCGATGCCACCACCTCTTGACCGAGCGGACCCCGCACCCGGGCGGCTCTGGCTTGCGCGTTGACCTGCTCTGCTGAGTCAGCCCGCAAGCCAGACCACCGCCCACCTACACCCACCCGCCCACAAAGACCTGCAAGATGATCGCCAGCGGAAACCCCGTACTGACCACCAGCACAGACACCACAGGCCTGCCCGCGCCCGTGGTGGCCGAGGTGCGCGATCTGCAGGCCGAAATTGACAGCGGCCCCTTTTGGCCCCGGATCGACCCCGGCCAAGCGCGCCTTGAAATGCGCCTGGACGGCACCGTCAACGCCACCCGCCTGCGCACTGCGCTGATTGAGGCCGTGGCACTCGTCAACACCGAGCTTGATTCCTGGGCCACCCAACAGCAAGCCAATGGCCACGCCACCCTGGCCGAAACGACAAACAAGCGCATCGACCTGGTCAGCTTGAATGAGCTGCGCTACATCCGCGCCGTGCACTGCTACGCCGCTGCCAACCTGGCCGAGCGCCTGCGCAACTTCGACACCACCGCCGAGGGCCACAACCGCGCCGATGCGATGACCGACCCGATCGATGACCACCGGCGCGATGCCCGCTGGGCCGTCAGCGACATCCTGGGCCGCACCCGCACTGTGGTGGAGTTGATCTGACATGGCCAACACATCCACCCCCGTGACCACGGTGCGCAGCCTGCAGGGCGACACCTTGAGCGGCATCGTATGGCGGCACACCGGCAAAAGCAGCGGATTGGTTGAGTCCGTGCTGGATGCCAACCCCCACTTGGCCCACATGCCCGCCGTGCTGCCTGCAGGAGTGTCGGTCAGACTGCCCCAGCCCAGCCAAATCACCAACACCCCCCAGCCCGTGCGGCTGTGGGACTGACTCACCCCAAGGACACGCACCATGGCATCCGAAAAAACAGAAAGCCTTTGGGTCACATTCCGCACGAAAGTCGTGCCCACGCTGTTGACCGTCTGCATCGTCAGCCTGGCGTCGGCCAGCCTGAGCATTGCGCACAAAGCCAGCAAAGTGCTGGACTTGATCGAGGCCCACGACGCTCGCCTGACGGCGCTGGAAAAAGACCTGATCATCGTGAAAAGCCAGATGGTGGGCTGGGACACCCTCAAGCGCATTGAGCTCACCTTGTCCACCCTGGCCACAACGGGCCGAGCAGGCGAAGCCATGCGGTCCATGAGCAACGCCATTCGCAACGAACTGGACGCCCGGCGCGAAAACCCCACCAACGGCGGGCGCTGAAACCCGTCGCAGCCAGCGGCAAGAAGCGGACTAAACAGGCTGTCAAAAGCCAAAAAATCACCGAGCAAACGGGTTTGTGTTGTCGCCACCCAGGCCACAACACAAACCGCTTTCCGTGCGCGCGCGAAGGTCAGATCATGTGCAACATGACCAAACACCTCACCGCCCTGCTCACCTCTCGTTTCTTCCAGTTTGTGCTGCTGCCTCTGGCTGTGCTGGCCTGGTTCGTGCTGACCGACCCCAGCCAAGGCGCTGACACCGCCCTGCGCCTGCAGTTGTGGGCGCAAGCCCTGCTGGTCACCGGCCTGGCCTACACCGTCGCCAAGGCCTTGCTGGGTTCATCGTCAAGCGAAGCCCTTTACAAAGAAGCGCTGGCAGGCAACACCGCTGCAGGCCTGGCCTACATCGGCGTCTGCCTCATGCGCGTGGGGGTGCTGGCCGCGCTGCTGATGTTCTTTGCGAAATGGCAGTAAGGCACCCATGAAAGACCTGATCACCGCCCTCATGCTCACGACACTGGCCGTGCTGGCTGGCTTTTGTGCCCCAGTGCAAGCCTTTGACCTGGCACGCGACATCCCGCCACAGGCCGCGCCCTACCTGCCCCTGCTGGGCGCACAGGCGCGTGAGCTGGCCCCAGCCATCCCGGCCCACTATTTCGGCGCGTTGATCGAACACGAAAGCGGCTGCCCAGCCATCAAACGCATGTGCTGGAGCCCCACTGCACGCCTCAAAACCCAGCGTGAAGAAGGGGCAGGCTTGGGCCAGTTGACGCGCGCCTACCGCGCCGATGGCACCCTGCGCTTTGACTCGCTCGCTGAATCCCGCAAGCTCGACCCGCGCAGTCTGAACGAACTGCGCTGGGACACGGTTTACCAGCGGCCAGACCTTCAGATGCGCGTGATGGTGCTCATGACGCGCCAGAATTGGAACCGCATCGGCACCCTGACCGAGCTGCCCGCCCTGCGCCTGCAGTTGACTGATTTGGCCTACAACGCCGGGCTTGGCCGCGCGCTGAACGACCGCCGCGCCTGCGCCCTCACCGCTGGCTGCAACGTGAACGTGTGGGCCGGGCACATCGAGCGCACCTGCACCGCCAGCCGCCAGCCCATTTACGGCACCCGCAGCGCCTGCGACATCAGCCGCCACCATGTGGCCGATGTGGTGGGCACCCGCATGAACAAATACAAGGGGCTGGTGTGATGATCGACCGCATCCCATCCACACTTTGGGCCTTGCTCTGTGCAGCCCTGATCGTCGGCGCTGGCATCCAGCGCAGTGAAGCCAGCAAAGCCCGCTCTGAGCGAGACGCGGCCCGCGCTGAATATGCGGGTTTCGCCGCCCAGGTGGCTGAGGCCACCCGCATGGCCGAGACGTTGGCCCGCGAAAAAGAAACCCAGCTGCAAGCCCAATCGCAAACCCTGCGTGACCAGCTCACCAAGGAAATTCAACATGCCAAAAACACCCAAAGTCGCCTTGTTGCTGACATTCGCAGCGGCGCTCAGCGCCTGTCAATCGCCGCCAGTTGCGCCGATGCCGGTCAAGCCAGCGCAGATCCCGCCACTCCCCCCGGAGCTGGCGACCAAGCGAGAGCCGAACTTGACCCAGCGGCTGCTGAGGATCTTGTCGCCATCGTCGCCGACGGTGACAACGCCATCCTTGAGCGAAACGCCTGCATCCAGCAGTACAACGCCGTCCGCGCTGCACTGAACAGCCCGGCTGCTGCACCCTGACAGACGGGATCGGTCATGTACAAACCCACCAGCCTGCGCGCGCACCTGCTGCAAATGGTGCCCGGCCTGCAAGCCGAGGCGCTGCACACCTTCATTGATGCGGGTCACATCGAAGCCACCGCCTCAACCAGCCTGTCTTACGTGTACCACTACAGCCTGCAAACCATCATCACCGACTACGCCGGGCAAAGCGACGCGGTGATCCTGCCTGTTCTGGTTTGGCTGCGCACGCATCAGCCAGAATTGTTCTTGTCACCGGCGCTCATGGCCGACGCATTCAAATTCGAGGCCGACATACTGAGCCACACCACCTACGATTTCGGTATCACCCTGAAGCTGAGCGAGCGCGTCAGCGTCAAAACCGAGGGCGGCACAGCAACCGTGCAGCACCACCGCGAACCGGCACTGGACACCGACGACGAAGCGCCTGGTTTTCAGCAGATCGTGGTCATCTAAATCGCCATGGCGCAAGACCTTGACCAGATCACCCAATGGGCCAGCGGCCTGCTGGCCAGCTTGAGCGACAGCAGCCGCAAAGCGCTGGCCAGCCAGATCGCCAAAGACCTGCGCGCCGCCAACCAGGCGCGCATGACCGCCCAAACCGCTCCAGACGGCACACCCTACGCCCCGCGAAAACCACAAATCAGGCAACGGGCTGGCCAGCGCAAGGTGCGCAGCCGCATCATGTTCAAGAAGCTGCGCCTGAACCAGTACCTGAAAGTGCGCTCGACCACCAGCGCGGCCATCGTTGAATTTGCCGGGGCCGTGCAGCGCATCGCTCAAGTGCACCACCACGGCCTGCGAGACAGGGTGCAAAAGGGCAACCGTGGCCCCGAAGTGCAATACACGGCCCGCCCGCTGATCGGCATCAGTGACAGCGACACCCAGCGCATTACCGACCTGATCCTGGGCCATCTGAGTCAGTGAACATGCTTTTGTGTTGTGGCCGCTATGGCGACAACACAAAGCGCTGGCCCCTCGCGCGCGCACGGGGCACCATGAGCACATGAATTTCTCAGACCTTCAGCGCCGCTTGGAAAACCTTGTCCGCATCGGCACCATCGCCCAGGTGGACCTGACCGACGCCGCAGCGCCCCGCGTGCGTGTGCAAGACGGTGAACTGCTCACCAACTGGCTGCCATTTGGCACCCTGCGGGCAGGCACTGCGCGGGTCTGGAGCGCCCCCACCGTAGGCGAACAAGTGATCATGCTCAGCCCCAGTGGCGAACTGGCCAGCGCTGTGGTGTTTGGCAGCCTGTTTTGCGCTGGCATCCAGGCCCCCAGCACCGACCCGCACGAACACGTCATTGACTTTGCCGACGGCACCCGCGTGAGCCACAACGACGCCACTGGCGCCATGGTCTTCACCGGCATGCGCACTGTGCTCATGCGGGCCAGCGAGTCGGTCACCATCGAAACAGCCGACATGCTGGTCAAGGCATCCGGCAGCGTGACCCACGACGCCCCGGCCACCACCGCCACGGGCACACTCACCAGCCAGGGCCCGTTCGACTACCAGGCAGGCATGACGGGCACAGGTGGTGCAGGTGGTAGCACCACCATCACGGGCCCCATCACCCAAACGGGGGGCGACTTGTCTTCCAACGGCGTGGTGCTGCACACCCACCAACACCCCGGCGTGGTGCCAGGTGGCAGCAAAACAGGTGCCCCAGAATGAGCCAAAACCTCACCGCTGGCATCCACCGCTCCACCGGCAAGCTGCTGACCGAAGAGGCGCACATCGCCCAAAGCGTCGGCGACATCCTCACCACGCCACTGGGGACCCGCGTCATGCGTGAGAACTATGGCAGCCTGCTGCCGGAGCTGCTAGACCACCCCCAAACACCCACGCTTGAACTGAAGTTGATGGCGGCCGCATTCATGTCCATCATCGTGTGGGAGCCCCGCATCAAACCCACCCGCATGCGCATGAGCCCCGCACTGCTGGATGGCCGCCGCAGCATTGACATCGAATTCGCTCTCGCGTCTGGCCGATCCAGCGCGATGCAAGTCGCCATTGGAGCCACCCCATGAGCAGCACCCGCCTGATCGATCTTGCCAGCCTGCCCCGGCCCCAAAGCATCGAGGAAATCAGCTTCGAGCAGATCTATGCCGAGCTGAAAGCAGACTTCCAGCTGCGCGCGCCGGAGTACAGCGACTTCCTGGAGTCTGACCCGGTGGTCAAGCTGCTCCAAACATTCGCTTACAGGGAAGTGATGTTGCGCCAGCGTGAAAACAACCATGCCCGCAGCCTGCTCATTGCCTTCGCCACGGGCGGCGACCTGGACCACATTGGGGCCACGTACTACAACGGCACGGCCCGCCTGGTGATCACCCCCGCCGATTCAGCGTCCACACCCCCTGTCGTAGCCGTCATGGAATCGGACGACGACTACCGCCGCCGCCTTCTTCTGCAGCCTGAAGGGCAATCCGTGGCAGGCCCGCGCGATGCCTACCGCTACCACACCCTGTCGGCAGACGGCAGCATCAAAGACGCATCGGTCACACGCCCAGAACCGGGCACCACAGAAATCTTCTTGCTCACCCGCAGCGGTGAACAGGCCAGCGCGGCGCTGTGTGCCAAAGTCATGGCCGCCGTTTCTGCAGACGACAAGCGCCCGCACTGTGAAGAAGTGATCGTCAGCCCTGCCATGGTCGTCAATTACGTCATCGATGTGGACATCACACTCTCCACCGGGCCCGTCAGTGAAATCGTGCTGGCCGCTGCTAAGCAATCGCTGGTCAATTACGCGACGGAAAAATTCACGCTGGGCCAAGGCATTTACCTGAGCGCTATCGACGCTGCAGCCCATGTCGCCGGGGTCGAAAAAATCACCATCAAAAGCCCTGCCACCGAAATCGTCTGCCCGCCCAGTGCTGCCCCACTGTGCACCGCTGTCAACGTGCAAATCGCCGGTAATTACGCATGAGCACGCCATCTCTTCTGCCACCAGCCAGCACCACCTTGGAGCGCGCACTGGATCTGGCGTCTGGCACCCGGATGGAGGCCATTCCACAAGTCACGCACACCGCGTGGAACGCCGCCACATGCCCAGCGCAACTGCTGCCACACCTGGCCCTGGCCGTTTCGGTGGACGAATGGGACGAAGTGTGGACAGATCCACAAAAGCGCGCAGCCATTCTTGCCGCACCCGAAGTCCACAACACCAAAGGCACGCCCGCCGCGATCTTGCGCGCACTCACATCACTGGGCCAGCCAGATGCCACGGTCACTGAACGGTCTGACTTCATCCGCTGCGATGGCTCTGTCACTTGCGATGGCAGCCACACCTGCGGCGGCCAGTGGGCCACCTACACCGTCACGCTGCACCAGCCCGTCAGCATCGCCGAGGCCAACCTGACGCACCGCACACTGGAATCAGTGGGGCGCAACTGCGTGCAGCTCATGGAAATCAACTTCGCTGAAGTCGCCTACCGATGCGACGGCAGCATCACCTGCGACGGCACTGTCAGCTGCGGTGCTGTGGCCATGACCCTCAACTAAGGCCCCAAAAATGGCAAACCTGAACGAAAACCCAAGCTGGGACAGTGTCCCCCGAACTGAACGCACCACCAAATGGCTGGGAGCCAATGACCAAACGGGCGAAATTGGCACCGCCAACTTGGCCCCACAAGCCCTGGCCAACCGCACAATCTGGCTCAAACAGCAGCTGGAAGGGCATGGCAGCGCCACAGATCCGCACCCGCAGTACACCACGGCAGCAGAAGTGACCGCGCTGATCGAAGCCCGGGTGGGTGATTACGTCATGGCAACAAGCTCTGGCGGCAATTACGTTGTCGCACTTGATCCCCCCATCACGACTTACACTGCAAAAACAGAGTTTTCGTTCAAAGCATCACACACCAACACAGGCGGGCCGCTGCTCAACGCTGGGGGCGGTTTCAAATGGCTCTATCGTGAAGACGGCACCGCATTGCTTGCCGGTGACATCGTTTCTGGCGCTGTGCTGACCGTTGTTTTTGACGTAGCAACAGACGCATTCCGAGTGACTGAAATTGTGGCCTCCCAAGTGGGTGCCATGATCCAGACTCAAAAGTACACGGCCTTCACCACCACGGGTGCTGCCCCGGCGTTTTCCGTTGCCGCTGCCCCAGGTATTGCGGCCTACGTCGCAGGCTTACGTCTTCGGCTGAAGTTCAATGCTGCAGGCAATGGTGCCGACACGATCAACGTGAATGCCCTGGGTGCAAAGAGCTTGAAACAGTACGACGCCACCGGTGCCAAGGTGGCGGCGGTAATTGCTGCAAATCAGCTCGTTGATGTGGAATATGACGGGGTGGATTTCGTACTGCTCAACCAGTTGCCAGCGGGGGGGACAGACACCGAGCTTCTTCTGCCCGGAGCGGATGCAGGCGTCGGCCCCTTGCCTGTTGGGGCTGTGATGCCGGTAAATGGCGTTTTGAATACGACAGCGGTGACTTTAAAGAAGGGTATTTACATCTATGACTGTTACGGGTGGTCGACTCAACTTGGCGGTGGAGGAACCGTTGGAGGCGGCTTTGTGCAGCAGCCTGTTGCAAT